GAAGGTTGGGGATGGCTGGAAGGTTGGGGAAGGCTGGAAAGTTGGGGAAGGTTGGAAGGTTGGGGAAGGCTGGAAAGTTGGGGAAGGTTGGAAGGTTGGGGAAGGCTGGAATGTTGGGGATATAGTAAATGGTGTCAACGTTTTAAGTGTGGATATATACATTTCTAATGGTGTTATCTGTAAAATTCCACTGCCTGGACTCGGCCATGTTCCTTTTACTAAATAAAACTTGATTACATCTTTTGTCAAATCTATTGCAGCTAACTTTCCTACGAGAATGTTATCCCTTGTATCGCGTATATAAATATACTTAGAGCTGTCACTCGAGTAAATATTTTCATCCCAGTTATTTATAATTACATCGTCTCTTTGTATATAATATCCACCTCTCGACGCGGACACATATAATCCAGGAAAGACAGTAATAAATCTATCGTCGGGTGGACCATTTATTTTCATTGGTACCAGTCCCGAACTCGTAGTTATAACTTCTACTGGATCTCCATCTTGATCAATTTTGTATATATATGCGCTGGATGGATTGGATACCACATTTGGTAGAACTGCAATTTCTTCGAATACAGAATCCTCCGTAAGATTATAAACTACTGCTCCGTCGTTATTATATGCCAAAGTCTTGTATATATACGAACCTGTGCTATCTATAGAGGTTACAAATGATTTACGATTTGTTACATGAGTAATAACTTTACATCTTAAAAAATCTCCATTTGGATTAAATTTATACATTACACTATATACGCTTCTTGGTACTCTCGATGGGCCATCGGGAATTCTTATAGATGAAAAATCAACTATTACATTTCCACTCTCGTCTTCTATATTATATGGTTTATAATCTACATCTACATATATATTGTTTGATACATCTGTTATACAGTTTTTTATAGGTCCTCTCAAAGTTCTTATAAATGTTGGTATATTACCTATACACTTAATAACAAAATTTGAATTTGTACCGGCCCCTATTCTATACGTGCTTCCTGGAGCTGAAGGGAACACCAAATCAACGTTTCCAATGGTAGATCCAACTATATAAACTCCTCTCGATGTGTCAGAGTCTGTTGATATATCTACTATGTATGACCTACTTGCAACGCAATTTAAACAAAATCCGTTATATACCCCTAATTTGTCTACTCTTACTACCAGCCCGGACCCGGAACCTCCGCTTTTATCGTAAGATACTACTTTGGTACCTGATGCATCCACAAACCCGAGACCAGATCCTTTATACATTCCACCTACATAGATGTCATTTTTGTAGTCTATATTTATAGTAGAAAAGACCGAAAGTGAAGAATAGCATGTAAAAACGTGCGTTCCTGTACTGTCCAGTTTTATTAGAGCTCCATATGTAAAAGATCCTGCCGAAGATGGAAGAGTTGAAACAATTATATCTTTGTCATCCAATATATTTGTTGATCTATTGTATACTCCAGTGAAGCATATACTGCCGAATGAGTCACATTTTATATCATAGTCTACCACAACACCTATTGATACTGAATCATTTGACGAATCATCAATTTTAAAATATGGTATAAACCTTCCATACAAATAATTACCATTTGAATCAAACTTTAGAATGAAAGTTGATGAAGTACTAAGCGTCTTTTTATACATTGAACCTACAGAATCTAAAATTTCAATAGAACTTCCGTACCCCATGACATAAACATTTAGGTCTGTGTCTGTAGTTATTTTGCATTTACTATTATTTTGTGATAAGGGTTTTATAACCAAGTAAAACTGTAGAATACCATTTTTATCAAATTTGAATAATGTTCCCCACCCACTAGTCTTAATTGTGGACACAATTGAATACGAATCATCTTTTAATGTAACACTACTTTCTCCCGTACTTATTAAATATAAGTTTCCAGATGCGTCTATTGTAGAGGATATAGGATACACCCCCTCTAATATAGAAACAGGTGTTTGAATAATAGCTGGTCTCGGGGGTCTAACTATATTAGGAGCAGGTGAGATTATAGGTGATGATATAGGATTTGAAGAATGAGAATAGTTACCATCGCGGTCAAATTTTATCATATATGCATCTGGATTATTCCCAGAAAATAGAGGTAATGTTCCCATAGACCCTCCACCTTGATTTCGTATTGACGGAGTACCAGAATAACTTCCAACTAAATAAATATTATCTAATGAATCTCCCGTAATATTTTGACAATTAACGAGGGTACCAGCAGATGATACTACTCGAGAGAATATATAATTTCCAGATGAATCAAATTTGCATAAAAATGCATTGGTTTCTGTTATCCTTGCTGTTGTAGTAGCTGTAGCAGGTAATGTTACAATAGTCGCTCCAAATTGATCTTTTATTGTTGGAGAATGATTGTATGTACCTGCAAAAAATATGTTATTCATCGAATCTAAAAATACACCAGAACCATAATTATTAATCACTTTTCCATTCGGAGATGGTATTATAACCCTTGAATATTGAAAATTACCGGACGAATCGAATTTACACATGAAAGGTGCTGATTCACCAGACGTGGGTAATGTAGCTATAACAGTACCACCCTGATTTTTTATATCTGCACTCGTGTTATACGCCCCAGTTACATAAATATTATTTAAAGAGTCGCACGCTATACCGCTTATTTTTTCACCGGAACTACCTGCCCGATCTATTGTGATAGAATATATAAAATTCCCAGACGAATCAAATTTGCATATGAATGCCGCACCCGTACTAACCCTTGGAAGTTGACCAAGCGAACCTCCAGATTCTGTGAATATATTAGAAGTTACTAAACAATGGCCTACAAAATACACATTATTTAACGAATCGCATGATGCATAAATCCCACTTTCATCGGCATTTGAGTTTCTAGCGTCTACAATTCTGGAATACTGATACTGTCCAGACGAATTAAATTTACAAGAAAACGCAGCATAATGTGTACGCCCGGCAGACTCACTTGCTGGTAATGTCACTATCAAAGTCCCAAATTGATCTCTTAGCGTCGGAGTTCCAAAATAACTACCTACTAGATAAATATTATCAAGCGAGTCGCGTGTTATGGAAGGGATTGACGAATTACCAGTTCCAGAATGTTCAATAATTCTATAATACTGATACCGTCCAGAAGAATCAAATTTACACATAAAAATAGTAGAACCTGTACTGTTCAATAATGTCCCAAGAGTAGTTCCAGACGGATCTTTTATTGTTACAGAAGTTCCATGGTATCTACCACACAAGTATACATTTCCTGCAGAGTCGCATACTATACCAGTTCCCACACACGTAGAGTTTGAACTAATGAGTCTATAATACTGATATCGACCAGAAGAATCAAATTTACACATAAAACTACTAGAACCTGTACTGTTCGGTAGAGTTACAAGAGGAACACCAGATTGATCTTTTATCGTTGGGTTTCCTGAATATTTTCCAACTATATACAGGTTATCGAAAGAATCTCTTGTTACGTTATAAATAAGATCGTCTGAACCTGTACCTTCAATTATCCATGCGGATTTTTGAGCCACAGAAGGCGAAGGCGAAACCATTCCTGGCGGGGTCTGAGCCATATTCTTATAGAGTACTCTTAAAAAAATCACGACTGTATATACCAGGAAGTAATGCAGATCTTCGTAAAGACTCTTACCGGCAAGAGTATAACTCTGGAAGTCGAGTCTTCCGACACGATAGAGAATGTAAAAGCAAAGATTCACGACAAGGAAGGCATCCCAGGTGATCAGCAGCGGCTCATTTTTGCAGGGAAACAACTCGAGGACGATAGAACACTCGCAGACTACAATGTACAGAAGGAATCGACTCTGCACCTCGTGTTGAGGTTGCGAGGTGGTTATATTTTCATGTGTACTAATAACCATGAAGGTTTATGTGATCAATCTGGACTCGGAGACGAAGAGAATGGATGTTCTCGACAAGCACTTGAATGAATGTGGACTCTCTCACTACGAAAGGGTTTCAGCAGAGACTAAACCTGCAGAAGACATGTCTACCTGGATGCACACTATGTGCCCGAAGGGTGTTGGAGGTTCAGCTGCAAGCCATCGCAAGATTTGGAAGGAGGTTATCTCTAAAAATCTTGACATGGCTATGATCCTTGAGGATGATGTCAGGTTCGTAGATGGTGCTATGGATGAACTTGACAAGGCTCTTGAAGATCTCCCAGAAGATTTTGATATACTCTATGTTGGGTCAAGTGGACTTAATAATGCAGAGATTCAAGAGCCTAAAGACCTACTTTTGTATCCCGTGTCTCTCTATACTGGTAGAACTGGCAAAAAGATATCTGACAGATTGGTTGCTCCTCTCGCACCGTATGATATACATGCTTACATCATAAGTAATAAAGGTGCTAAGAAGCTTCTCGAGCAGGAGCAGTTTCTGTGTTTTTTAGATTCAGATATCAACATCACGAGAGGAATCAACATGTATGCGTGTAGCCCGAGTCTGGCAAGTCAGGCGGATGAAGAGTTTGGGTCACATAGCGCAACTACATTTCCATATCTTGTGACTGGAGTGTTTGGCAGGGGAAAGGTTGCTCCAAATATAAAGTGGCTCGAACTATTCAATACGTTCCCGATATCTATATGGGTCGTTGTATTTGGTATCATTTCAGCCTTTAATCCAATTTTCCTTCTTGTACTTTTACCAGATGTGTACTGGAACTTTAATATGGTGATGTCTACGCTGTTGATTATGTTTTTAACAAAATTAGTTTTATAGTGTCTATTGCTATGATTGGTAAGATAAGTGACAGGTGAAACTTTCTACGTGTCGGGTAATCCATGACTATGAGATGGTGATCCTCTTTTCTGTACTGTAGAGAGTTGTTCATGTATTCTGAGAGTATGCAGTTCCCGTTGTGATTCCACATTGCTGTTATGATTAGTGCGGAGAGCAGATGTATAATCGTTTCACTTCTGCTCGTGAGGGTTAGCCCAAGTACCATATATGCGATTACAATCTGATGGAAAAAGAGTATCCCCTTGTCGAATCCTGATACGTCATAGTTCCTATGGATTACATTAATGTCTACACCGTACATGAGTGCAGCTGCCAGAAATATACAATAATACACCTGTAGACATGTGCTCATTCTTTCTTAACAATAACCCCCGATTTGTTTCTGGGTACTGATGGCCCAGGCCCTGATTTTTCTGTATAATTTCTCGTGTGATATTTCCACATCGATGGCCCTCCTATCCTGAAAGGTGGTCTCACTTTCGCCTTGTAGTAAAAGACACAGTCCTCAATCTTGTTGGATCTGCTTGTATTGTCAAGAACGAGGCACTCAAAGTTTTCTGTGCACGCATCCATCACATCATTGAACATGTGGAACGTTGGAAATATGCCAAAGAATGATCTCCACAGCTTCTCACGGTTACTGATTACTGGCTCTCGAAGTATAAAAACATAGTCTACATTTGCTCGAAGATCTGGACTGAGATCCATGCAGTACTGCATAGTCAACATGAAGAAAATCTTCCAATGGCGGCCATTCATGAACGACTGCCGAATACATGTATCCTTTAGAAATGACTTGTCGTACATGCAATCGTCGAGGAGGATGAATGCAGGAGAAGTGCTCCCTTTTGAAACACACTTCTTCTGTCTGTCAATTACTCTCTCAATAACAGCCTTGTTATAGTCACCGTGTATAAATAGGTCAGGTATGAATTGCTTGTAGTAGTGATTCCCATCCTCGGTCGCTGACATGACGACCCCTATAGGTATGTTTCGCTTGTAGTACATTATGTCTGTTACGAGCGTACTCTTACCGGTTCCTCTCTTTCCTATGAATACACACACCTTGTCTGACCCAATTCTTGAAGGATCGAATCTCTTCAGATTGAGCTGAACCATCACTGTAGTTTGCAGATAATTTTCAGATTGATTTTCTGCGCAATTCACAGGATGGTCCAGCTGATATCGGACGGGACACAGGATGCTTTCCTTACAGGTGCACCTAAACTCACGTATTTTCAATCAGTCTACTACAGGCGTACCCCATTCTTTCTAAACGCACTACAAGTTCCATTTATAGGTGATGCTCGGTTTGGTGAACAGGCTATCTGCAAAATACCACAGACTGGGGACATTATAACTGGACTTTCGATTCAGGCCACCTTACCAAGTCTCGGTTCCCCATCAGGTGTATACTATTACATAAACCAGATCAACTCATTTGGCATCACAGTGAACGGGGTGACAACGACAGTACTTGTACCCGCAGACGCAAACACGGGAAACCTCTCATGGCTCAATGTCGTCCCTGGTCTATCTTTCAGTGAAAATCTCACCATCTCCGCAACACAGACAAGTGTATTGGATCCTTCAAAGGCGGTTACTGTCGGAACTGACAATGTAGACTATCTGACGTATACAAACGACGCAGTCAACTTTAAAGTTTCAACTGTTCAGACTGATTTCGAAGAACTTGTCAAGGGAATTGACTGGCCTGGTCTTGTATATGGTGGGTACGATGGTGTTGTGCCAGACAATGGGTTCATTTCAAGACTCGAGAAATTCAGAACCCCTCTACCCCCTGGGCAAACCCCTGCAACACTCACAGGCTCGAGTGTATTACAGTCGAATGCTGGAAGCAATGTGTATGGCGAATCATTCACATTCACATTTGGCGCTGCAAAGTCATTCACAGAACTGTATATAGAATCTCCAGTTGTTCTGCAGCTTCCTGGATGGATATTTGTACTTGGGTCGAATGATGGTATCATATGGTCACTTGCAGGTAGTCCAGTCAAGTCTCTTACGGTGCCACTCTATGGGAACAGCTACACCAGGTACAGGATTGTTGTGGCGTCGACTCTTTACTCAGACTCTTTCAAGGTGGTATATTTTACACTACGAAGATCTATCCGTACAACTGTGACCGTATCATCTACTGGAGCAGCGGATCTCTTGTGCAGATCGTCTACAACATTTACAGTTGATGGCACAAGTGTCATCGATACACCATTGACACAATCTCCTGTATGGTCGTATAGCACCGAGCAAAACATTTCGTATATTTCGAATGCAGGAAACATCCTTGTAGATGAAGCCATCCTCAAACTCGGCGGTCAGACTATAAAGAGAACCACAGGAGAATACATGAGCCTTCGGCAGGATCTCAATGTACCGGAGGAGAACCAGATTGGTCTTACTGCGCTCGTTGGAAAGAATGATACGCAGCTGGTCACTGAACCAAAAAACTATCTTGTACCACTTGATTTTGTGGAGAATCTTCCAGTGTGTTCTCTTGATAGACATGATATCGAAGTTCATACAAACTTTTCATCCTTTTCAAATTTATTGCAATACAGTGGTCTCGGTGAGTTTTCTAAAAGCTCATATTCGAATATATATGGTGTATCGGCAGAGTCAGGTATACTCATAGGTCCTACTCGGTTGTACACATCAGGTTCTAGTAATATTGTACTGAACAATGGTGCAGGGTTTAGCAATGTATCTACATTGATTCCATCTGGTCAGATTAGGAACATATACTCGAACCTATTTGTGTTTAATGGTGCTTTTGTCACTCGAGATGATGGCGATTTCATAAATGTGCCAACTGGCAAGGCGTTTGGATCTGACACGATATCAAACTTGTACGTGTTCAATCAGGCTTCCAACATTTACCAGGCTTACAATTCATCTCTGGTAAAAACTGGAAATGCAGTAACTTTCAATGGTCCACCTGGTTACATAAGTGCAACTGTTGGGTACACTGACACGTCTCTTGGAAGGTACAGAAAAGTAACAGTTCCTTTCAGAGTCACATCTACATCAGTGAACACAACCTCGAGCATTGTGCAGATATACACGCCGAGTGCGGGTGAATACTACGCGAACGCACTTGTTCCATGGGTGAATGAGATTATATGGGACTCTGACTATAATGCGAATGCATACTATTCAAACAATTTCACGTATCAACTGAATCTGAACAATCAATCGACGAGTAACACTTCGGCAAATCAATCTCTCGATTACAACTTTAGATGGAGTGTTCAGACGGACGATCTTACAACGTATACTCTTCCGGGCGGAGAGACACTTACAAGTACAGTCTATGTGACAGGAGGAACAGATCCAGCAATCAGAGGAAGTGCAGATACGTGGTACGAAGGGCAATTTATTAGTAAGATGACATATGTACCAAATAAAGATCCGTCAGATCCATACACTGCGACTCTTTATGATACACAAATGTATTCTACATTTGTGTATTCAAAGTCCCGAACCGGTCAGTGGACAACTATCAGTTCCAACGATCTATCTGGGTATCTTGTTCAGGTAGCTAGGGCATATCCAGAATTTGTAGAAACTTCGAATGTACTCACAGACTTTCAAAGTATAACCTATACAGGTGTAGATACAACCACGTCGAATGCAATCATTACATATATATTACCAGGTGGTTTATTCGAGACTCAAAATGTAACTTTCGGATCAACCTTTCAAGACTTTGGCCCGAATTTATCTGTGAGGGGCTTGGACGATACGGTTAGTCAGATACGAGCAGATTATGTATACTCTGGAACAAACCTCACCATATCAGGATGTGCTGTATATTCAGTTACTGTAAATGGGGTACCACAGGTTCATATACCACTGGGAAACTTTTCAGGTTCACGAACATTCACAGATGTAACATTTCCTGCTGTATTCGATACGTTTGTTGCAGACCAGGATTCGAGTGGCAGGGTAGATGACAGGACTACATGGACATCTGATTCCACTAGCGTAACTGTATATGGGCTTGGATCTGTTCATCTGCCAAATAAAAGCCCCATCGTTGTGAATACCATTACAAATATCACAGAAGCATGGGACAATGGTCTCATTGTGTTGAGTTCGAGTACACCATGGCAATCTAGAATATTTGCAGAGACGGTGTACTTTACACCAGGGTACTGGAAGACTGTGAGTAACATATGGCCGACTACACTGAGTGCAACTTTCTATGACTCGAATAACAATGGCGAGACTGTGACTGGTACGAATCAATCATCATTTACATCGAACCTTATCAGTTCTCCATATGCAACGTTTGATGGGTCATCTCTGAAGTTTACATTTAGAAACTGTACATATTTCACATGTTCAGACCCACGGTCCCAGAAGATTCTCGGTATTACATCTCCCGTTGTTCCGGTCACATACTACGACAGTACATCTAATGTGTATCTGAGCCCGGGTGGATCCCCAAATTTTAGTCTGAGCGGGACTCAGCTCTCGAATATATCTGGTGGGTCGACTACGGATGAGGAGTATAGAGTGTATTCTGCATGCAACTCGAACAGTTTCCTGGTTCAAGTGCTTCAAAACGGGACTGTGAATGCTATAAATTATGATGATTCTGGTCGCACTGCAAATGAACCACTCGTGACTTCCGGACTCAACATCATAAGTACTTTGCAGGAGAGTTACAACGTGTACTGGGTATCCTCTACTGGGACTATATTAAAGTACAATACTAAGAAGGAGTTTGGTGCTGTTGGGTCAATGTCAGTTTTGAGGCTACCATTTGCTTTTGGTATTACTGCTTCAGCCATAACGAATAGGTACATAGTCGTTCCAATGTCCACATCAAATATAGGATTTGTAGACAAGAATTCAGGGGATCTCCGGGTCATGTCGGGATTGAACGTACCAGGAGGTCCCCTGGTATGGGATGGTGCAAGATACTTGTACTTTTATCCGCAGGCACCTTATTCAAATGTTTTGCGTCTCGATACTATACTGTATACAAACCCAACGTTTGTGAATGCAAGTATGCTTGTAGAGTATGCCATCATCTCGGAAGGTGAGAGGGCCTGGTTCAAGAGGATACAGAATGATCACCTCATGAAACAGTTGCAGGGTTATAAATTTGTGATAAAGGCTGGTGCGACAGAACAGCAGTTTGACATGAACTTGAAAAACCTGGTTACAGAGCTCCTGTTTACACTTGATGATGATGCGATAGAAGCAGTGTCCCTGTATTTTAATGGTGTACCCGTCATAGATTATGATGATGCAGGTACTTTACTCAGTCTGTCTAAGATACAACCGTACGAACATCATATAAGAGTTCCTGATAGACCATTCTGCATGTATTCGTTTGCAAAGTTTCCAGATTCCATGAAACCTTCAGGGTTTGTGAATATGAGCAGAATTGTAGATCAGGTTGTATCAGTGAGGGTCACTCCAAGTGATGTAGACAGAACATTTAGTGTTTGGGCAGACTCTTACAATGTAATACGCTTCAGGGATGGTCTCGCTGGTATGCTCTACGATTATTCTACCCAGTAGTAAATGCAGAGTCTTGTTGCATTGGGTACAAACGATTTTTCTGGCCCGATTGATATTTCTTCGTCGTGCTTTATACGCAACTATGCGGGAGTTACTCCTTTCGCTCGAAAATTACATCGTGTTCAGTTTGATCAGCCTCTCATATACGGATCTCAGTTGTGGATAAATATACCTCACCAAGGTGATCTGTTGACAGATGTATACCTCGACTTTAAAGTTCCACCCAGTGATTTAAAGAATGTTATTGATCGTATCGAAATTTTCTACGAGAGGCAGATTGTGGAGAGGGTCTATATGGAGGCTAGGGAGATTGAGCTGCAGTTGACTGTTCCTGGTTGCAAGCAGGGGTTCCTTGATTCAGGCGTATTTGTAATCCCGTTCAGTTTTTCAAAGCATGGTTTACCTCTGGTCGCTTTCAAAGGTCAGCCCGTATGGATCAGGGTCACTGCGAAGCAGGATGGTCAAGAGCAGTTCTCTGGGGCGTCTCTCCTGTGCAATTATGTATACCTGTCAGAGACTGAATCAAAATGGTTCTCCAAGCCATATGACATGCTAATAACGCAAGTGAGGCTGCATGAAGAGGCTACTCCTGATTCAATAATCCGCACAAATTTTCTAAATCCGTGCAAGGAGCTCTACTTTACAAAGTTTGATACAATGTCCATATTGTTCAACAATATTGAGCAGGTTCCTCAGAGTTCTTGGTTGTTTTATCACAACCTGATACCTCTCGATTTTCACACCAGGGTTCCGACAGGAGACTATGGTGTCTATACGTTTTCAATAGAACCTGAGCAGGGTAATCCTGCGGGATCTGTAAACATTGGTCTGATTCTGCACCAACAGTTCAAAGTGACTGGGGCTCAGGCACCATTTAGAATTTACGCAGTTACTTATAATATACTGAGGATTCAAGATGGATCTGCAAGAGTCTTATTTAACAACTTGCAGTAAGCTTATTGCACCCGTCTTTGAGATGGCTATGGTCACAGCTGCAAAGTACTGCAAGGCTACTGGAAGGACGTGTGTGACTGCAAAAGATGTTGAATACGGTATGAAGTTTAGTACGAGGAAAGTTCTAGGGGTTCAGAAGGAATCTCTTTTCCCTGAAATTTACGAATCTGATGACGAAGAAGAGTCTGAAGAAGAGTCCGAAGAAGAGGAGTTTGTGAGATATACCGGAGACGATGAGACCCTGTGTATCATAAATGAGATGTATGATACATGGGATTCTTGGGCGCCAGATAGCCCCATTGGAATTTATATGAAAAATGCTATAGATGCACAAGCCTCGAAAGCTGTTTCCGTTTCAGACGGGTGATACAGATTCTGACGAGGACGAGGTGGACAAGAAGAGGGTGAAATATTCAAAGATTTTGGACGAGGAGGATGATTTTTGGCCAGAGGAAAATTTTCCCTCCCCAAAGTAAATGGCTACTATTGGATCTCAGGTTGTTCAGGAGGTCAGGTCTACTTCTATGAATGCAATCGTTGCTGGTTTTGCATTTGCATCAGCAATTGCATGGTTGGATGTTGTCAGATGGGTTGTCACAAACTTCGTCGACCTGCCCAAGACATCAGGTGGATACTATGCACTCTCTGCACTGCTCACAACTCTGCTTGCAGTGCTCGTGTACATGATCTTCAGCCGGATTGCAAATGGTGTACAGAAGCCTCAGACTGTATATGCTGTCACTGCTGGCGCATCCGGCTTTTAGATTTAGGAACAAAAATTATAAACAAGAGTGCGAGAATGCCGAGACCTATGATGATTAGTTTGTTTGGAAACTGAACTGCTGGTTTCGATACGACTGGACGCATGACTGGTTCTGGTAATGGTTCTCTTTCGTAAACCATGTGATGATCAGACAAGGTCAAATTCAGAATCATGGTTACATTTGATGTACCGAGTGAAACTGGTGTCCCTGTAAAGTCTACAATCTTTACAGTGATACGAGATAGCTTCTCGATTGGATTTTCGTATGTAACCTTTATAGAAGTACTCGAGTTGGGGTTGTAGAATATTCCGTTATTTGGTATAATCCCTAGTGAATGCCCCATTGTTCTGCCACTCGGGGTATCAGTCAGAACATTGTCAACTGTAGTTGTTGCAGTGAGCTCTGGTGCATCCTTCACCTGATCAGACCGAAGCTCTGGTATTTCTACAAAGAGGTAATTCTCAGAAGCGGGACCGAGTGGGATCTTTGCTGCGATTATCTCGGCGGATGTGATCATTTTTATTGGGTCTGCAAGGGTCACGACAAATGTGTTTGAAAAGGGATACTTTGTCTCGTCCCTGTTTCGAGAGTCTATGTGCAGGTAGACCATCTCCTACTCACGAGCAATATTTTAGCTTTTCTGCATTGTGCGCCTGATTGCATACCCGAATCATGAAAGAGTTATCATCGAGTCCATTAAAGTTGACTGTATTTCCGTCCCTGTCGAGCCACCGAATAGTGAGCCGGCTCAGGGAAGGTACGGGGTGCTTAAACTTGATGGGAAGTTTGAAATCGCTTTCTTTGAAGGATTTGAAAGTTCCGAATGCAGTATCTAAAGGAACTACACCGAAGCAGTGGTTCATGAGAACAGCAGAGTACGGATTGGATCTGGTGTCGTGTATGTACGGTGATTTGAGTTCGTCTATATCGAGGAAGATGTAGCTCTGTGGTATCGGGTCAGAAACTTGTGGGCTCTTTACAAACTTTGTGCCCATTGGATACGATGTCCAGTTTTTATACACTGGGTCTGCTGACATGGACGTCGCAGCTATCAAACTGTCGATTCCGATGAGACTCTGTGCCTGTGTCGTGAGAACGTTTACACTCACAAGATTTGGGCTACTGAATAGAAACTTTCCTTCGTACTGTATAAACTCGGTAGTCCATGTGTCTGATGCAGGGGTGACTGCAGTTATAACAGTTACAAGGTCTGATGCGGTGTAGTAGCCAGGCGGTACAGTCACATTTGAAGTTCCATTTGTAGTAACTACAGAGAGTACATTTGTACCAGGTGAATGTGTCATATTGTACAGTGTGTTTGGTACCCTTGCAGACATCAGAGCAACTTCGGTAATATCCTTGATTGGCTCAATGAGGTCCATGACATATGTGTTTGAATATGGATATACATTGACATCTCTATTGTCTGAGGTGACATATATGTATCTTGTATCCATCTCTACAGGGTGCACTTATTTTTCAAGCAGACTTCCACCGATACCACCTGTAATCTGATAGCTTCTCATCTGAGCCTTGACCTGCTCCTGGTCCCCACAGATACCGCCAACATGCTCAGTTGAGTAGTAAGCCGCCTTCTGTCCTGGTCCAGCCGTACATTCGAGAGACACGGGCAGGCTGAAGATTGACTGCACCTCATCTGGGGAAGAAGTCTCGAGCTCAGCATAGCCTGATGGGGCCTTCATAGATACAAAGTACAGGACAGCAAACAGAATTCCAAAAATAACAATTGCAGTGATCGTCTTGTTAGCCATTTAATAGGACGTTACATTTTTTTGCGTTAAAGAGTAGCCCTTTTTAAACTTAAAGGCTAGTAGGAATGTCTGCTGAGATTACGCTTGACAGGGGCTACGGAACTACAGTCGAACTCGATGACTTTGAAAAGGCGCTCATGAATGAGATTGAGATTACACCAAGTCGAACTCCTCAGGCTCCTAGGAAGAAGCCAATGGTACCAACATTCAAGAAGATGGCGTCCCAGCCAAATATCAGGGAGGAATCTGATGTAGACGTATTCGCAAATCCTACTAAATCACGTGGTCCTCCTCAATACCAACCCACTGAGGGCCCTGACGACGGGGACATGGACGACGAGTTTCCTATGGATGATGAGGGCGGAGCCTATAATGCACCACCTGCTGTTCCGTCTGCAGGTTTTGCAACCATAGAGGATGAAAAGGCTGCCCTGCTGACAAAGATTGAGCGCCTCAAAAAGAAGGGTATAGCATCTGTAGCACGCCTATCAGGATATTCAGAGATTGAAGAGATTCGGACAGAGTTTAAGCGTATGATGTATTCTGTTGAGCTCGATCAATCTACAAAATTTGCCCGTCGAATGCTTGTCGCGTGCTGCACGGGAATAGAGTTTATGAACAAACGATTTGACCCTTTCGATGTTCAACTGGAGGGATGGTCAGAGACCATCATGGAGAACCTTGACGACTACGATGATGTGTTTGAGGAGCTGCATAACAAGTACAAGACAAAGGTGCAGATGGCTCCAGAGCTCAAGCTTGTTATGATGGTTGGAGGGTCTGCAATGATGTTCCATCTGACAAATTCAATGTTCAAGTCTGCTTTCCCGAGCATGAATCAGGTTGTAAAGCAGAATCCAGATCTTGTGAAGAATATGGTTGAGGCCATCTCCAAGACACAGGCTGGCGGTGCAAGCGGATCTGGCGGCAGACAGGAAATGAAGGGTCCTGGTATAGATCTGGGATCTCTTCTTGGAGG